AAGTGAGTAATGTAATACTTACCTCTTTTGTGGAGTATGTGGCAAGACTGAAACAGTTCTTGTTCTCTTCTACTTGCAACACCTATGCGTGAAAGTGTTTCCCTAATCTTTAGGAAGTCGTCTTTTTCGGGGAATGTGACCTCGACAAGGTCTTTTATTATATCTTCTTGGTCATTCATTATCCTTACCACCAGTTTTCATTCTGTTTTTCAATTCTCGTAACTGTTTATCAGACAGTAGTTCCACATAGTCTTTAGCTTCTTTTGTAGATATCTGATAATATGCTTTTACCGTATCGAGTTTCTTACTAATATATGGCTTAGACCACTGTGAAAATCTTTGTCTTTTTCTAAGAGTATTTAGGAAAAACATGTATTGAAGACGATTGTCTACACCATGCCTAACATTCATTTCGTTAGTAAGGAAAACAGAATCCTGATGATAGGATAATGATTTGTTAATTAAAAATGGTTGATATGCTTTCTCTTCGATATCATCAACCATGATATCTTTTTTGTCGTAAGAGACCGACTTTACAAAATCGAATGGATTTCTTTTAGTCAAGTGATTTACCTGAGTCTGCAAGATTTCTAGTGACCTCTTGAACTAACTCTTCACCAGTCATACCTTTTTGAATAGTATATTTTCTTCCAGTCTTTGACATTGTTCTTTCGATTCTACCATCCATGTACTGAACATCCAAGACACCCTTTACAGCATCTTTAGCGGTCTTCTCAGTCTCATACCACATAGATGTTAAACTATGTGCATGTACCCACTTAGGTCGATCTTTGTACTCTTCTGCAAGAAGAATCTTCTTCTGCATATCTACTCTCTCATCATATTGTGTCATTTGAATTTACACTCCGACATTATTTCAGTTAAACATGCAACGAAATTAATCTCAGAATCCATAGCAAAAGCAGACTTGTACTGATAATCAGCGATAAACAAAACTGCAGCTGGAATGGATTGAGGTTCCAATCGTTGTTCCAATGCATTGAAGAGTTTTCGATAGAGGGTATTGAAATCATTATCTGAATTCTTACCAACCCACTTTCTCATGCCTCCCCAATTCTTATCAGCCAACATATCAATAAGAGGTGTGAGTTTCTCTTCATTAAGAGTCGATAGTAATCCACTATCAATTTCTCCTGAGACTCCATACCTTTGAACCTCATTAATACATCTTCTGAAATCAGGGAAGAACTTGATTACAAGTTCAACTAAAACCTTTTGATCGAATTTGATACCTTCTGTAGTACATATCTCCATGAGTCTTGCAAGAAACACTGAAGCAAGTCTTTGTTTCTCATCAGGGGTCAGGACGAAATCGATCACCGTTGTTCTTGAATGTAATGGTGGTATGATTCTATTCTTGTAATTACAAGTGAATATGAATCTACAGTTACTTGAGAACTCCTCGATGAAGTTTCTCAAAGCTGGTTGAACTGAATCTGCAGAAATATAATCTGCCTCGTCCAGTATCACAACCTTGGGTGCATTCGACAGGGAAACTGTCGATGCAAAGTTCTTTATCTTCGTTCTAAGAGTGTCTATAAGTCTCCCTTCATCGGAACCATTGATTACGATAAAGTCTGCACCTAACTCATTACAGAGTGCTTTAGCCACCGTTGTTTTACCAACACCAGCAGAACCACATAACATAAGGTTAGGAATCTCACCTTGTTTGACGAAGTCTTGAAATGTTTGTTTTAGGGACGCAGGAAGTATCGTATCCTCAATTGTTTGAGGTCGATACTTTTCTACGAATAGATATTCTTGATTCATGGATGTTAAAACCCCTCCGAATTAACAGTGCTATCCACCCTTGAAGATTGATGAGATTGGATAACTCCCGTATGCATTGCAGAGACTGGCACAATACTTACACTAATATATAGGTTAAGCATTGTAATTACTGTCAGGCTCCAATGCAATAAAATATTCTAAATCGACATCTGTATTCACAAAGTGAGAGATACCTTTAGAAGACACAGCAACTCTATAGTTACCATCGAGAACTTTAAGATTCTCAATCTTGAAGTTCATAGTGAATGTAGAACCATTCCCTTCACTCACGATTCTTGAGAATGTGTTTGAAGTTGGATTCTTCTTATCAGTCACTTCTAGTTTGATAGTATTACCATCTGATGATAGAATAAGATCATTAACACCTAGAACACTTGCAGCTTTCTGTAATTCAGAAAGAAGTGTAGAACTGATTTCAATGTTGATTTCTGCATCAGGCATTGTAATCATTTTATCAGGTGCAGTAACCATACCTTCACTTGCATAGAAATATGCAAGACTTGAGTTATCATCTGCAACGGTTAAACTTGCATCACCGAATGTAAACTCAGGGTCAGACAACAAAGATGTTGCACCTAAGAACTCAGGCAAGTTGTATATACTAAAATCTTGAGGGAACGATTCATCTATCGTTGCCACTGCAAGAATATTTTTCATATTGGAAATGGTTTCCACCTTGTTTCCAGTTTTCACTCGGATTCCCGAGTTAATTGTTGAGAAATTTTTTAAGATATTTCTCGTATCATTACTTATTTTCATCACTTTCAGCCTCCATTATGTGTGTGTCGTGATTATATAATGCAAGGAATCCATAATGAATGACTTTAAATAAGTCTGCTCTATTGTAACCATCCTTCTTACCATACCTTTGGGCATACTTAAGAATGTTTCCAATACAGAATCCCTCTCCGTGACCACCATCCATGATAAACTCAGTTGCCTGAAACTTATCTTTTGAATAGTGTTGTTCATATGTCTTATCAACATACTTACTGAATTGTTTTATCAATTCATGTTCGTTATACTTGTAATTTATAGACATTAAATCCATTATACTCTATGCCCCCTGTTCTTGCAATAGGGTTTTTGCTTCATATTCCAAATAACCCTCGGGAACTTCAAATGGATAGTGAAATGGTGTTTCTAAATGTGTATCATTCCATCCAACATTCTTATGGTATAACCTGATACCACATCTATTGTATCTTTCATTGATAGGACAAAGAACCTGAGAAGAATCCTTACCAGTCCATTTCTTTAGTTCATTATTTTCATATGAAGTTACAGCACATACCTGTGATGCAATCAAATAAATCTTTCTGAATTCTTCGAAGTCTTGAAACCTATCCCAGTTATCACAAATGAAATATGCTGTAGTTTGTGGTGCAAGTACATGATCGAATGTTGGTTTAAAATTCTTATCATTCATCTTCATGTCCTGTGCAGCTTTACTTTCCCATCCAGTTCTAAGACCTGATACACCTTCATAAAATATTCTAGTCATATCTCTCTTATAGATAGATAAATCCCAAAGACCAGCGTTCATGCAACCAGCCAAACCATTATAGGTTACCTTACACTTAGATTCTTTCTTCTCAGTTAATCTCATTGAACACCTCATCTTCGGGAAGTTGCTTAGTGAAAATAAAATTAACACTTCCTAATTTCTTTCTTGCTTGTCCAGTGATTAACTTCTTTGCATTCTCGATCATATCATCATAGAAATCTAAACAAGTTTTCCTGAGTTCAGGAATTGACTCAGAGTTTGCACCAGTAAATGTAGTGATAACTGTATAGTTAACACCAGTTGAAATACCATCAGTCAAATCTCTCATAAGTCTTGCCCATCTATCTGACCTTTTTAAATCCTTTGCACCAGTCAATTTCTTTAAAATGTAAGAAGGGTCTTCGACAATATCGATTCCATACTCTTCATAATACTCAGAAATGATTTTCTCATCAGTCATAATTTCAATCGGTACAAAATCAACTCCAGCTGTAATCAATATCTCTTCAGCAAGTTTTGACCTACTTGGATAATTCATAGGGAGTTGTGGATAATTTCTCTTAATGTAATTACTAACTGCATTCTTAGTTTTAGCTACTTTGTCTCCTCTCTTAACAATTTGTGCATGTGCAAAAATGAAATCTTCAGGCGTCTGCATAGTCTTGAAGGTGTTTCTCATATTCTCATCATTTGCATATGTGTTTCTTGCATCATCATCATCGAATTCACAAACTGCAACCCACATGTATTCTTCACCTTCAGCGTCATGTGCATCGAACCTGTGCTTTCCAGCGATAAGATTACCATCTTGATCTATCACTGGTGGTTCAAAGTGTTGAGGTAAGTATGTTCCATCCTGAATCATTCTCCTGATTCCATCCCTACCAGCGGTTGTAACACCACTGATTCTACCCCAGTTCTGATTGGTTGCATTGATGTCAACTAATCTGACATAGTCATATCTGAGAACTCTCATGCCAGGCACAACCTGAACGGGGAACTGTGATTGTTCCCCTTTCAATAGATTGACTGGTTTCTTAGTAGTCATTCTCATCACTCTCAAAGTTAACCTCTTCCGTGAATGTCTCAGAAGACTCTTCCAAGTGGACACCATCGTCCACTTTGGTGTAGAGATCAAGGATTGAATTCCTAGTCTCTTCATCGAATCTTGAAATGCACATTTCAATAGACTTCATTTTGTCTTTGAACATTCTGAAAGCATTCACAATGTGAACCAACCTTCTAGTAGTCACGACATCATCAATCCCACCTTCGTAGAAAGTCTTCCTGATTATGTCAGCCCAGTCAACAAGTTTCTCACAGAAATCATCATCAACTTCACCAGTCAATCCCATTTCTTTTTTAAGAATCGATCTCTCAGTTTTCACTGGAGGATATTCTTGTTGCATCGTAATTGCAAACCTTTCAAGCATTGCTTCGTTCATGATCTGAGTCCCGATGAACTTACCATCCTCAGAACCTTGACCTTTAGTGTTTGCAGTAGCAAGGATAGTGAAACCTTCTTTAGGACTCACCCACTCACCAGTTTTCTTGATTAGGTAACCTTTACCTTCAAGAACTGATTGTAAACACATCAATTTGTTAGAACCCAAGTCAACTTCATCAAGAAGAAGGACTGCTCCTTTCCTCATTGCTTTGACCACTGGGCCTTCTCTGAAAACAAT